CGTCGGCGGAAGAGGGTCGCTGATTCATTTAACAAAATAGAATGCATTGCACTTAAGTATTCGGGAATACCATACACTTGTTGACTGACATCGTATTCAGTTAATGCAATAATTTCCCCTTTTTTAAATCGGGTAATCGTTCGGTCAGGACTGAGCCAAATATAATGATCAGGCTTTAATGCTTTGCGCATATTAATCGCCGGGACTTGTTGTAAACGCAAGGTTTGTTTATAGGGGTTCAAAATACGCTTAAAGTAGCATTGACCAAATACATTAAAATCGTAGCCTGCTCGATACAGTTCAGGCTTGGGCAATAAGGCGCAGGCCTTATAATGTTTCACCAGCATATTACGTTTAAAACCCGCACAGGCGCTGTGGTGGGGATTGGCACGTAGCAGTTTGGCGAGCCCTGCTAAACTAACCGGGGGCTCGTAATAATCACCCTGATGATTGGCAAATACACCGAGATAGTCGTGTAGTTGGGTGGCGAGCACAGACTCAGGCTCTCCAAAACCAAAGACAGTAACACCTTTAGGAAGGGGGGTAGCCGGTTTAGTTTTTTGGATTTGCATTATTCATCCTCAAAATCCCAGGTTGACGCTTGCTGGTATTCGGTATTAATGGGTTCATTAAACAGCGCGTGTAAAATAGCAAAGGCGACATCGGCATGACCGGTTTCTTGGGTACGGTTGGCGCTGTAGGTGATTTGGCCGCTTGGCGTGGTGGTTTGCTTGATGGTCATAAAGGCCTGGGGAATGTCTTTCATTTCTACATCAAAAGCCAGGCGACCTTTGCGGATGACATCGAGACCTTTTAGCACCAGCTGATTCTTGGTGTCGACACTGTAATTGATGGCCTGTGCTCTCGGGAAAAAGCCCCGTACCAGGTCATAGACGCCCCGACCAATACCAGTAATGTCGATGCCAATGTAGCCGACATTAAAACGCTGGGTAAGCAGTTTGATTTGGTTAGCTTGATAGGAAAAATCGGCGTTATACCATTGGTATTTTTCCAATATCCGAAACTTGTCTCCATAAGCAGCATGAGGTGGTGCTAGCACCACTAAAGTGGCGGCATCCTGAGTGCGGCTCGGATCAAAACCTAACCATACCTCATGATTACCAAAAGGCCGCGTCTGATGTGGATCAAAATCAAGCCAAAAAGCTTGATCAGAACAGCATTTTTCTAAATCCTTCAGCTTGAAGACACTTTGCTTATCATCCATAAACTGGCACATGAGTAAGTTATTAAACTCGTGCTCAGAATACTCTAAACGTAGCTGGTCTATATCAAATAAATCACAGCCCCCTGCGATGGCGTCCTCGATAGTAATAATCTGACGGAATTGGCCATCAGGGCATAACATACCTTTTGAGAGCTCTGCATCACTTGGGAAAGGCGTATCGGGATTTTCTTTCTTAAAGGCTTGCCCGGTCCAAAACGGATAGGCTTCGTGACTGATGGCACTGGGTGTTGAGAAATACGTCTTACGCCACCGCTTATGCATTGCCATACCGGAAGCTGTACGATTTATTTTGTCAAACTTGGGAATCCAGAAATATTCATCGGTGTAGACATGGCCATGATAGGTTTGTGCTGTGTTGGCGTTGGTCGATAAAAAACGTAGCTCTGCATCATTACTTAAAACGATAGGATCGCCTTTTAGCTCAATATCAAACAAATTTCTGGCAAAGCTCTGTATATAACGGCGAAACACCTCAGCTTGTGCTCGGCTGGCAGACAAAAAGATTTGAGGGTCACCGGTGAGGATCGCATCCGCAAAGGCCTCACCGGCAAAGTAATAGGTCAGCCCGATTTGACGACTCTTTAAGTAGTTACGCAAGCGACAGAGTTTAGAGTTATTTTTAACATCCCAAATCGCCCGCTGATAATCAAAAAGCTTGCTTAAAAACTTCTCTTGAATATCGTCTGCAGTAATACCACTAATATCATTTTTAACCTGTTTTCTTTTTTGGCGTGTCTTGGGTTTGTCGGCAGAAGAGGGGGGATGGTTTTCATCTGTTTCAGTAGGTGCTGCTTTATATTTTTGCAGCTTTGCCAATTGACTAACCAAGCGATCCATTTCATTCAGCTCGCGCTCGGATTTGTTTTCTCGACCGGATAAGACAATAAGACGACGTGAGAGGGCGGATTCTGCGGTTTCACTTTGAATAAGGTCGGTCCAACCTTCCTGGGCGGCCCAGTAATAAATAATACGTTTCGATTCTATGCCTAATTGCTTAGCAATTTCAGGTACACGATGGCGTTGTAAATACAGCTGTTTGGCTTGTTGTTTAATCGACTCGGAGTATTTCATGGATGTATTGCAACGCATAATGAAAGGATGTGCGTTAATCATAAAAGACCTTTACGCAAAAATAATGGGTTAAACTTCCTGAAAATTCCTAATCAATACTTAGCGTCGCGCAATAGGAAATACCAGAAAATCATTGCATTGCTGGTCGTTAAAAAAACCATTAATTTAACCCTTAACCACCGTGAATAAACTGAAATAACCCAACGGCTTGGAAAAGGTAATGGCGACAACTGACTGGCTTTGTATCATGAAAAGTGGCCCGACCGTGGATGGTCGCGAGATTGCGCCACAAGCGGTGAAGGAAATGGCCGAGTCCTATAACCCTGATGAATATACCGCGATGATTTGGTATGAGCATTTTCGCTTTTATGGCAACTTCGGTCAGGTTGTGGAACTCAAAACCGAAGTGGATCCAAAAGACCGACAATGTTTGTTTGCTAAAATAAAACCCAATCAACGCTTGTATGCGTTAAATGAACAACAGCAGCAATTATTTTTCTCTGGGGAAATTCTGCCAGATTTTCGTAAAACCGGTAAAGCCTATTTATTTGGTTTGGCGATTACCGATCAACCCGCCAGTGTCGGTACTTCGCAATTACATTTTAATCATCGCCGACAAGACCCGGACAGTTATTTCAGTCAGCCCCTGCAATTTTCCTACGATGACATTGCTAACCCAGAAAAACACTGGTTTAGTCGTATGTTTAGCCGCGATAAATCCGCGCCAGAACAAGGCAACCCAATGGACGACAAACAATTTACTCAATTGCTGGAAAGTCAGAATAAAAACGCAGAAGCCATCACCCAGTTGACCGCCGTGATGGAGAAATTCAGCACGGCGGCAGCTGAGAGTGATGATAAAACAGCGGGTGAAAGTGAGCCATCTACCCCGCCTACAACTACAGAAACCACCCCACTCGTAGAGCCTTCCAGCGTTTCTACCGAGGAGTTTAACAGCCTTAAGCAGTCACTCACCCAGCTGGAAAATATCGTGAAGCAGTTCAGCATGGAAGGCACCTATATCCCTGAAAACGAAGGCCCTGCCGAAGAACACGACGAGGTGCTGTGATGCGTCCGGAAACGATTCAGCAATTTAATACCTTAAAGCGCAATATGGCGCGTACGTATAATGTACATAATGTGGCGCATAAATTTAATGTTGCACCGTCTATTGAGCAAAAGCTTAACGATGCGATTGTCGCCACCAATCCGATGCTGCAAAAAATCAATGTGTTACCTGTCAATGAGCTGCAGGGCGAAAAAGTCTTTCTCGGGGTGGCCAGTGCAGTGACAGGACGCACCAACACCAAAAAGCAAGACCGTGAGCCACGTAACCTGGTGGATCTGGATAATGACGGTTACCAGCTCTATAAGACGGAATCAGATGTCTGTATCAGTTATCAGCAAATGGATGTGTGGGCCAAGTTTAAAGATTTTGCATCACGCTACAGCCGTGCTGTCCAGCATCGTATGGGCGTGGATCGGATTATGGTCGGTTGGTATGGCACCAGTGTCGCTACACAAACGGATTTAGCGGCTAACCCACATTTACAGGATGTGAATAAAGGCTGGCTGCAGATCATACGGGAGAAAGCGCCCACGCAGATTCTAAAAAAAGACGAGCAGGGTGCCCAGCCGATTGTTTTAGGTGATGATTATGCCAACCTGGATGAGTTGGCCACCGATTTAAAATTCATGATCGGTGAACCGTTTAAAGCGGATCCCGATTTAGTGTTTTTAGTAGGCAGTGATTTAATCGCACGTCATCACTTACGGTTGTATCACGCCCAGGGTGAAACCCCGTCTGAAAAAGAGAAAGTGGAAAATCAACAGGTCATTAAAACCTTTGGTGGATTACCTTCTTTTTCATTTCCAGGGATGCCACCCCGCCTGGCGATGGTCACCAGTTTTAATAATTTATCATTGTATTTTCAAAGCAGTTCTTGGCGTAAGCAGGTTATTGATAATCCTCGTCGTGACCAAGTGGAGGATTACAACTCACGGAACGAGGGCTATGTCGTCGAGCAGTACCAAAAAATCGCCTTTGTTGAACCCGATCAGCTTAAGTTTAAAGAAGAGTTAGAGAACTAACCATGTTGAGCTTAGCCATGCGTCAACGGCAGCGTGAAGCCCAGGAAGAAAAGGCTGAACACATGCCGTTTAGCCCAGACAGTGCGTTTGCTTCGCTGGCCAATGCCAAAAAGTTCTGTCAGCTGCAATTATGCAGTTTGCGCTTGGATTTAGCGCAAATTGGTAAATTGAAAAACTATCCTGAAAAAGCCGAATTTAAACGCACATTAATTGATAAATACCAATATTATCTTGACGGTTATTTAGCGTCTGGTTTAGAGCACCCGAATGAAATTCTGGTGTATATGGTGATCTGGCATTTTGATACGAACCAGCTATTTATAGCGTATAAGCTGGCCAAAATGGCCATTCAACAAAACCAGCCGATGCCCGAGACCTTTAAACGGCGGGATGTAACAACCTTTGCCTGTGATGAAGTGTTACGCGCAATGGAACGCAAAATTGAACACAGTGACATTATCTTTAACCTGGTGCTAGAGGATTTACAAAACGGCACCTGGGATGTCATTCCAGAAATCAAAGCCCGTTATTTTAAAATTGCAGGTACGCGAGCAGAAGAAAATAACCAGCTAGACGACGCTTTACTGTATTTCGAAAAAGCCCATAACACTTGGGAAAAAATAGGTGTAAAAACCAGACTCGATAAATTACGCAACAAATTAACTAAATAAAACTCCCCGCACCCGACCGGGCCGCACCCTTAAAAAAAGAAACGTGCTTTTATTTTTTTAATCGGTGCTGTGCCCTGGTCGTTTTAAAAGGCTTTGTATGAGCATTCACGACAGTTTATATCAACCGGCAATCACCGACATCACCAGTGATAAATTTTTTCCAACGGTGTCCGTAGGTGATTTTCAGCAGTTGTATCGGCTGCATGAGTACACAGAAGATTTAATTGAAAGCGAGCTGATTCAGGCTGTGATCACCATTAATGGACAACTGGAAACCTTTAAAACCCAAGTCATCAGCAAAGGCTATCAGGCGTTAGCCGAGCGTCCCAGCAGCACCGTGAATGGCGAACATCGTGACAGTTTTTTATATCAGCGGGCGGTGATGAGCCTGGCCAAAGCGAATGTACTTCAGCAATACCAAACGATTTTGACCAGTGATAAAGCCGAACATGTGGCTAAAACCAATGACGAAACCTACGGCTTTTGGTTAGCGGCTTCACAACGTGCCGTGTGCCAATTGCAAGGCGAGTTATTTATTAGCGCAGAATTATTATGAAAAAACTCACGGCCTTTAAAGATTATTTACTGGATTTAAAACTGGTCACCCCGGAAAAACTGGAAGCCTATCCAGAAAATAATCAGCTGGACATTCTTACCAAGCCGGGCGAGCAAGGTTTGGAAATGGCCCAGGTCAGCTATGATGCCGTGTTTGAATTAAACCTGGTGAAAGCCAGTTATACGGCATTAGTCGCCATTGTCAGCGGCTGGCTCGCTGAGCATGACCAGGCACGTAATCAGCAGGATGTTGATAAACCCGAGTTTGAGTATGAGCTGACGGAAGAGGGGTTGGTTGATGTACGCCTGATGATTCCTTTTTGTGAGTCGGTGTGTTTAGTGGAGAAAGAACAGGGTCCGATTCATTACGCAGGGAAACGCTGGGATACTGGGGATTATGATTTATGGATTGCTGAAAGCGGTGAGGTGACCGATGCCAGCACCCGCTAATCCCATCAGCGTTAGCCACAATGGGTTATCGGTCCGTGAGCAATTCGCGGTACTGCAACTGTCGCCCAGTGATAAACGCAAAGCCTTACTCCATGCGGGTAAAGCCGTGCGTAAACACAGCCGCCAGCGTATTCGTCAGCAAAAAACACTCTCGGGCCAAAACATGGCCGCCCGTAAAAATCGACGTAAACGTAAAAAAATGCTGCGCGGATTATCCCGCACCATGGGCATACAGGCCAACGCAAACCAGGCAGTGATCGGTTGGCGTAATCCGGTAACGGGTGCCATTGCCAAACGGCAACAGGAAGGCTTAAGCCAGACCATGAGCAGCCGTGATTTACCGAAAATAACACGGGCGACGTATGACGAACCCTGCCCGAAAAACATCGCACGGGCGTTAATCCGAGCTGGTTTTACCATCAAGCGTAAACGCGGCAAAGGCCATAAACGGCCTAGCCTGGCGTGGATCACCGAGCATTTAACCTTTGGTATGGCGGGCGCGATTTTGCGGGAATTAACCGATAAACCCCAGCAATCCCGTTGGCGTATTCCCCTGGCCGCACGGCCTTTTTTAGGGGCGACGAATGACGACATTAATCAAATACTGGACGCGCAATTGCGTGAATTCCTACAGGCAATGAGGTGATGACATGGCACTGGGCAAGGTCACGGTCAATAACTTAAATCTTTTTCAAGGCCCGATTACAGCCATTGAACGGACCTTTTTATTTATCGGGCCAGCGCCCCAGCGTCATGGCGATGTATTGAGTATTAATAGCCAAACCGAGCTGGATACGTTATTGGGTGAGGCTGACTCTGATTTAAAAAGCCAATTAAT